TACTACGTGAGGGTTTAGACACAGTAGCGAAGGTATTAAAAGAGCTACCTCGCTTGCAAAGAAACCCCGGAGTTGGTCCTGTGCGGCACGAGAATGTGGAAAGGTGGTGTAATGACCGCCCTTCAGACTCTGATTTACAACTGGCGGAGTTAACATCAGGCTTGTTTTATACAGGTGTTGACCGATGAATGATGCGGAGGTGACAAATGACAGCTTGGTCTTATAGCAGCATAAACACATTTAAACAATGCCCTAAAAAGTACTATCATTTAAAAATACTTAAAGATGTTAAAGATGTAGGTAACTCCGCTACTTTTTACGGCAATGCGGTGCACAAAGCTGCTGAAAAATATATTAAACAAGGCGAGCCTATCCCCACAAAGTTTGACTACATAAAAAAACCGCTGGAAGCTCTTAACCGTATCAAAGGGCAAAAACTATGCGAGTTACGTATGGCAATAGCAAAGAAAGGTAATACGTATAGCCCTACTCGTTATCATTCTGCGGACGCTTGGTGGCGCGGTATTGCCGACTTGGTAATAGTTAATGACGAAAAAGCTTATATTGTAGACTACAAGACGGGCAAGAACACTGCGTATGCGGACACTAAGCAGCTCGACATGTTGGCAGGCGCTACATTCGTATGTTACCCCTACGTAAAAGTAATTAAGTCTGCTCTAGCATATGTAGTAAGCAACGACTTTATTAAGAAACAACACACCGTGGATATGTATAAGTCATATCTCAGTGTATTTGACGAAGCACTAGAGCAACTTGCTGTGGCGAAAGAAAAAAATGTGTGGAACGCAATAGATGGGCCGCTTTGTGCGTACTGTCCCGTAACTTCATGTGAACATAATAGGAAACAATAACATGATCGACAAAAAGAAACGAAATTACAAAAGCGAATACGAAAATTACCAAGGCTCTGAAGAACAAAAGAAAAACCGTGCCAAACGTAATGCGGTGCGCCGCAAAGCCGAACGGGAAGGTAAAGTTTCCAAAGGAGACGGTAACGACGTGGCGCACAAAAAAGCTATGGATAAAGGCGGTAAGAACTCTGATGGCACTAGAGTAGAAACAGCGAGCCGCAATCGTTCTTTCCGTAGGGACTCTAAGGGCAATTTAGTTTCTGAAACCAGTACGCGTGAGCGCAAAAAGAAATCTAAAGTATGAAGATTGTAAATAATAGGGCGATGGTGCTAAAGACCAAACATCCGCACTTGATTACCGAGCGCGTAAAAAATTATAAAGTAACAGAGCAAGAAGACGGTTATTTTAAGTTGGCGTTGCCTTGGCGTTTACACGAAGCACAAGTGTTAAACAGCGTCGGCATAAAAAACGTGCCCTCTCCTATCGGGCGTGAGTACGAGTGGTCGGGGCGTTTTAAACCTTTTGCTCATCAGAAGAAAACCGCTTCTTTTCTTACGCTTAACAAAAAAGCTTTTTGCTTTAACGAGCAGGGTACGGGTAAAACCGCTTCTGTAATATGGGCAGCAGACTACTTGATACAGGAAAGTGCTATCAATCGTGTGCTTGTTATATGTCCTCTGTCGATTATGAAATCAGCATGGCAAGAAGACTTGTTTAAATTTGCTATGCACCGTACTTGTTCTGTGGCACATGGCACTTCCGCAGTACGTAAAAAGATAATCAACGCAGGTTCTGAGTTTGTCGTAATTAATTTTGACGGCGTAGCGGTAGTAAAGGAAGAGATACTTAATGGTGGCTTTGACTTAATTGTGGTTGACGAAGCTAGCGCCTACAAGAACGTCCAGACTGATCGGTGGAAAATATTGCGTGATTTGTGTAAAGGCACGGACTGGTTATGGATGCTTACTGGTACTCCGGCAGCACAAGCTCCGACAGACGCGTTTGGACTAGCTAAATTAGTTAACCCACAAAATGTACCCCAGTATTTCGGGCAGTTTAAAGATAAGGTTATGTACAAAATATCTCAATACACATGGCGACCTAAACCTGAAGCAAGTACCATTGTCCACGAGGCTTTGCAACCTGCTATACGCTTCGAGAAAGACCAATGCCTTGATTTACCTAGTGTTACTTACGTAGAACGAGAAGCGCCATTGACCAAACAACAAGCGACGTATTACAAACAACTGAAAGATCGCATGACGATGGAGGCCGATGGAGAACAAGTTACGTCGGTTAATGCGGCTGTTAATCTTAACAAGTTGTTGCAAATATCAGGGGGCGCTGTTTACTCGGATGACCGTGCGGTTATTGAATTTGACGTAAGCAATCGGCTTAATGTTATTAAAGAAGTTATAGATGAGTCGTCACATAAAGTCTTAGTTTTTATACCCTTTACGCACACCATTGAATTGTTTAAAGAATTTTGCAACAAGCACAAAATAACTTCGGAGATAATTTCAGGTAAGGTATCTGTTAACAAACGCAGCGAAATAATTACCGACTTCCAAACCACAGATAAAATTAAAGTGCTTATTATTCAACCACAAGCAGCTTCGCACGGCCTTACTCTTACCGCTGCTAATACGGTTATATGGTACGCTCCAGTTACTAGCGTAGAAACATACTTGCAAGCCAATGCACGTATTGACAGGCCGGGACAACACAACCCGATGACTGTGGTGCACATCGAAGGAAGTGCAATAGAGCGAAGGTTATACACTATGTTGCGTTCTAACATTGAGAACCACACTAAAATAGTCGATTTATACAAACAAGAAATAGATGCTTGACAATGTAAATTGGTTTGCCCTACACTAGCCCTCCCTGCCAAATAGGAGGTGCTATGAAAGATTCAGCAGACAAACTAACCCGTATTTACATAAAGATGCGGGACGCTATACAAGAAAAAGAGCACGAAATAAGTAAAATAAAAGAGCAACAGGAGACAGTGGTATCTAAGTTACTTGCGCTTTGCGAAGAGCAAGACCTCGATAGTCTAAGAACACCCTCCGGCACAGTTAGCCGTAAGATACAAACACGCTTTTGGACTAGCGATTGGGAAATGATGCACGACTTCATTAAGAAGCACGATGCCCTTCATTTACTTGAGAAACGAATTTCTACCCTTTCAATGAAACAGTTTCTTGAGAATAATCCTGAGCTTATGCCTGCGGGACTACAAACAAACCGAAAGTATATTATTTCCGTTTTAAAGCCGCGTAATAAATGATTCGATTAAAAAACATAGATGGGTGTTTTTTACACCCACGGACTAACTGTCCCCTAAATTCTTTACAAGTCGTGGTAATAGATAAAGGAGAGTTATCTAGAAGCTATTACGAGGGCAGTAGCTTGGCATGTTGGTCTACCGGATGCATCCGACCCGACAAAGCCGTGCTAGAAAACAAAGTGCAAGCCAGTCGGTGTTTAGATTGCACTAAAAGTATTACAGGCGGCAGCTTTGACCGTAGTGCTCCATGTAAGTTTTACCAAGTTATTAAAGTACTACTCCCTGAAGATGGCATTGTCTGCGAGCTACGCGTAAGTGCAAGCAGCTTGTTCTCTAAAGAGACAAACAAATTTGGTTTTTATAAGTACGTTGAATACTTGGAGAAGAACCGCGAGGAAGTAGAAGAAATCTTAACCGAATTATATCTAGTCGAGCATTACAGCTCTTACCGGATATATTTTAAACCAGTTCGACCTCTATCTGAGGAAGAACTTGCAACCGCGAGGCAGCAAATAAAAGCAGCTTCGCAATCATTAAATCCTTTTACAAGAAACATAGAGGAAGTATACATGGCTAATCCATCACACATAATTAAAAACGTTGAAGCACGTTACCCCCGCTTAGACAAACCCTATCGTTTTGACAGCAAAGCAGGTAAGAAAGGTAAAAGTGTACCTTGCGAGCCTACTGAAGACGGTGCACGTTACGAGTTAGACTTTTGCATGAGCGCAGCACAAGCCAAAGAACTCTACGCAGTTATGCAGAATGCTTACGGTAGTGCCAAGGGGCGCGATAAGACTTGGCCTGCTAAGTTGGAAATACCGTTTAAGAAACAAGACGATGGTACTTTCGTAGGCAAGACTACGCTTAAAGCAGCATATAGCGGTATTGAAACTACACTCCCAGCTCAGTTCGATGCTAAAAATGACCCCCTTGGTAGTGACTTCATGCTTACTACTGGTAGTACAGTAAACATAGCAGTCGAGTTGATCCCGTTTAAGATGGCTACTACTGGCGTTTCTCTCCGCTTACGTGGAGTGCAAGTGCTTAAGTATATACCTTACAAGCCCCCATCCCCTTTTGAAACCGCAGAAGGCTTTACTGCGGATGACACCAAGAGCATGTTTGCGAAGACGGATGCCGCTGACAAAAATATGTTGGAAGCTGAAGGGCAGATTACTAAGCAGCTCGATCTTTTTGTGGACGATGAAGAAGAGCAGCCAGAGATTATTGAACCTGTTAAACGTAAGAAGAAAAAAGAAATTGCGCCAGCAGAAGACGAAGCAATGGCTGACATCATTGATATATGGGGGGAGGAAGACTAATGAGCTACGGTTACACAACACGGCTTTGTAGTTTAAATAAACAAGCTGATGGCTTTATGCTTGGGGTAAAACTAGGCCGTGTGTGCATCCGAAAGGAAGTACCAGTTGCTAAAGTTGCATCCCAACTTGGAGTCAGCAGGCAGACTGTTTACAACTGGTTTGCAGGCGTACACGAGCCAAAAGAAGAGTTAAAAAACCTTATTAAACAACTGCTGATAGAGTATAAAAAATAATGGACTTTAACCTCATAGATTACGTCGTGCCTACAGGCGGCTACTACTGTGTGGTTGGTGCAGGTGCAGGGTCAGGTTTCTTTTCTGAGTTTACTGATGACAGAGCGCAAGTAGATGTTCTTGTTGAGAAGTTTGTAAAGCAAGGCAAGGATGTCTACTTCATGCTCGGTAAGTTAGGGAAAGCCGGAAGCAGAGAAGCAAAAAACGTAGAGTCATTACAGGCTATCTGGGTAGATATAGATTGTGGGGTGGACAAGATTAACGACGTAGCGTCGTCTACAGGTTTGCCAAAAGGATATGAAACTAAACACGACGCACAGATTGCGCTGAAAGAGTTTTGTAACACGGTAGGATTGCCGTTACCCGCTGTAATAGATTCTGGGGGTGGTATACACGCATATTGGGCTTTCACGGAAGAAGTGCCGCGCAACCGATGGCAACCTATTTGTAACCGCCTTAAGCAAATCTGCGTAACCCAAGAATTCTATGCCGACCAAAGAGTATTTGATGCCTCACGTATTTTAAGAGTACCCGGTACTTTTAATCAAAAGTATAACCCTCCTGCTCCAGTAACCCTAATACGTCCAAGCACCACCCGAATTACACCTGACGAACTTAGAGAGATACTTGGGGTAGCCTCAGATGCGGAAACAATAGAACACGTTTCTTTGCCGAAAGATTTTGAACAAAGAGCATTTGAAAAAAATTACACCAACGTATTCAAGAGAATAGTCACCCGTAAAGACGGTTGTCTACAGTTGCACGATTGTATTAGAAACAGAGCGACTTTAGCTGAGCCACGATGGTTTAACGCCTTGTCTGTAGCTAAGTTCTGCCAAGATAACGTTAGGGCAGCTACTGTACTTTCGCAAGGACATCCCGATTACAGTCTTGAAGCAACTGAAAGAAAGATGAAAGGTATAAAAGGCCCACATTCTTGTACAGAATTTGAAATTAACAACCCGAAAGGTTGTAAAGGTTGTCTTCATAAAGGGAAGATAACAAGCCCGATTGTACTTGGACAAGCTCTTAAGAAAGCTCAGTACAGAGAAGGCGAAGTTACGTATCGCCGCCCATATTATAAAGGAGAAAATGGCGGTATATACCTACAGGCTGCCGACGAGGAACCACACTTTGTTTACGAATATGACTTTTATATAGAGCAACGTCTGACCGACCCAACAGACGGAGACGTTGCTATTGCGGTAGTACATCTACCTAAAGACGGAAAACGAACGTTTACTATTAAAAACGAACAGTTAGATTCCCGGGAATTAACTAAAGTACTCGCAAGAAACGGCGTGTTAGCAGATAAAGCTAACAGTACCTACTTGCATAAATACGTTATCGACTCTATTAGAGCGTTATCAACAGAAGGTAAGGCGGACAAAATGCACGTTCAATTTGGTTGGGTAGAAAATAATACTGCTTTTATTGTAGGAGAAAGGGAGATACGTGCTGACGGCGTATATTACTCTCCACCTTCGTCCGTAACGGCTACATACAGCAATTACTTACAGCCTCGGGGGTCATACGATAAGTGGAAAGAAGTGTTCAACATGTATAACCGTCCGGGGTTAGAAGTTCACGCATTCGCAGCTCTTAGTGGCTTTGGTGCTGTATTACTAACTTTAACAGGACAGAAAGGTGCCATTATTAATTTAGTACACCCCAAGGCAGGTACAGGTAAAACCACCATCTTGCGTATGGCAAACAGCGTAGCGGGTGATCCCGAACTGTTACTAGGCACTCCAGACGATACAGTTACAGGACGGATAAATAAGTTAGGCACGTTGAACAATATAGTTAACACCATAGACGAGATGACAAACATAGAAGATAAGGACATAGGCAAGTTTGCTTACGCTGCGTCTCAAGGTAGAGGTAAAGAGAAAGCTCAATTCCATATAAACGCTAATCGTAAAAACGAGATTACGTGGCGCACCATTACTTTGTCTTCGTCTAACGCGTCTTTCTATCAAAAGCTGATGAACGCTAAGAATGCACCGGATGGAGAACTAATGCGTATCTTAGAGTTTACTATTGAGTACCAAGACGTAAGCGTAATATCAACCGCAGAAGGCAAACATATGTTTGACCATCAGCTTAATCATAATTTTGGACACGCAATAGAACCTTTTGTGCAACATATATTGGCTAACCCTGAGCATGCAAAGACTACGCTGTTAGGTGTACAAGCTAAGATAGATACAGAGGTAGGTCTTACACAACGCGAAAGAAATTGGTCGGCTATAGTGGCGTCAAATATAGCGGGTGGTATGTTAGCAGTTGAAGCAGACATTATTGATTACGATATGAAGCGCATCTACCAAAAGGTAGCGCCTAAAATTAAAGATATGCGCCTCAACACTATTGCCCCAGTAAGCGACAACTTTGGACTCATTGGTGAGTTTATTAACGAGCATGCGCAGAATATATTATCTATCGACGCAAAAGCAGACGCACGATCAGGCAAGGATAAGCGCCCGTATTTAGAACCACGGGGGGCTTTGTACATACGTGAAGAACCAGATGCTCAGCGTGTGTATATTGCTTCAGGTAAGCTGAGAGATTTTTTTCTTGCTCGCGGAGCGGACTATACTGGCACTATTAAAGACTTGACAGACCGGGGGTGCGTACTTAAAACCCACAACAAGAATATGGGTAAAGGTATGGCTATGACGACTAGTCCTACGCGATGCGTGTGGTTTTGGTCTGGGCATCCTGAATTTATAGGCACTAAAGTGCTACCCAAGGAAGAAAAGAATGCTAGTGGAGAAAGTGGACTACCAGATTAACTGGACGAGGTTCAAAGCAGGGTGGTCGTTCTTTGTGCCATGCCTGCATCCTCCGACGGCACGTAAAATTATACTTACAGAAATTAAACGTTTAAAATTTAAAGTAGTTATTAAAGTAGTTATAGAGAGCGGGGTGCGGGGCATCCGGGTATGGCGTGTTTAAATTTCTATAAATTCGTCTAAGTACCGTTCGTTTATTTTGCTTTTAAGTCCGGCGTCAAATTTCATGCCGTACACAAGGTCACGTTCGTAAGCCTGTCTAGATTTGAACGATCTATTTAAAGTATCAGAATTTACCAATTTTGGAAACTCGCGCCCGAACTTAGTGAACTCTTGTATCGCTTCGGCTATTAGTCCGCTATCGCCGGTAGTTATACCCATGTAATACTTTTTGAGTATTTTTTGTCTAGTAGCGCGCACTTTAGATTGGTAATTTAATCCCCCAGCAGTAACTTCATACAAACTAGATAGATCAGCGGGACCAAAACCAAACACTTGCATAAACAAATTCCAACTGTTTATATTCTCGATAACAGGGTCCCCATCCATTGTCCTTGCGCCTTCTTGCATAAAGCGCCCGGTTTTAAGTATGTTACGCAAACTGCTAGGTGCTATGGCTTCAAAAAATCTTCCGTAGTCACCTTGTTCAAGCAAGCGTCCTGCGTTTCGCTCTATGTTAAGAGCGTAGCTACCCACAGGCCCCATAGCTTGCATAACTGCGGTCATAATGTAACCGTTCTGCTCAATGCTATACGGGTCTTCTTGAAACAACAAGCCGTTAGCTAACCCGACGCGATTGGATATTTCTAAATTAGTTATATAGTTCAACGGACCTTTGTAAAGGAATTCATTGGTAAACTCGCGTGTTTCGTCTCTAAAGTTGAACGGCTCATCTTCATCATCGAATGCACTCGCAAGAGCACCGATCATATTTACCAGCGTAGTAACAAAACCGTAGAAAGGCAGCCCGTTAATGCCCCCAATAGCTGCACTCATGGCATAAATACCAAGCAATTGTTTACGAGCTATTCTACGTACATCGCTGGGTTCTTTTTGAAATGCCTTGCGTGCAGTCATGGCAACTATAGTTGCGCTGTTCCAAACGAAAGTTTTAAACGTAAACATTACACGGCCCAAGCTACCTTGCATGAGTTGCGGACCCTCGGCTGCTATACCGGAAGTATGCACATCCATAACTAGTTGTACGGCTTCTTCAACAGCGGCGGCGTCTGACTTGCCTGCGGCCTTTGCAAGTTCATATGCTGCTATTGCTGTAGTACTGCGACTGTATTTTTCTGCTTCAGTAAAAGGTACGCTCGCTAAGTTCATAAAGCGTGCCCCGAAAGCATCGTATTCTACAGTGCTTTGTCTAGAGCCTTCTAATATCTCTCGTTGTAAAGTATGTTCGCGTTGTCCTTTAGCGTCTAAACCGGCAACTAAAGTTTTGTACTTAGGGTCTTTAGTCCAAGCGGCTTCAAAGGCCCCTGTGTCAGAGTTCCAATCATTAAGTTTGGGTTTCGCAACCCCCATAGCTTTAAATAATGCAGCATTAGTTTTGTTAAATCCGTACACGCCTGTAAGGAGGGGGCCAGACAAAAGCAAAAGCGCACTTAAGTTAACAATCGCCGCAGAAATGTTGCCCGTTAAGAAAAGGTTATACGCAGAAGTAGCAAAGAATGCAGTCCAAGGACCGTAATTTGGGTTTGTAATAAATTCTTCTCGTCGCCCCATTTCATTTTTTACTGCTGCTTCTACACCAGTAACTTTTGCGCTTTTTATTTCGCTTAAACTATTTTGTATTTTAGGTAAGAATTCCAAGCTACTTTGTTTAGTAACCCATTTAAGCATGGTGTCCGCATAGCCTTGGACTAAATCTTTAGACTCTCCTTCAACTTTATCTGCTGCACGAGTCCTTTGCATAAAAGAATTTTCTGGGTACAAAGTGAGTAGCTGGTCATACACAATAGTTTGTTGTTCGGGAGGCAGCGCTTCCATTAGTTGGAATACAAAACTAGCAGGGGGGAAACTTTTCTTGTTAAAAATAGCGTTAGCAGTACGATCAAATTGTTTTTCGTTTTGGATTTTGCTTTTGTTAGCTTCTAAAAAGTTTGTTCGTTCACGCGGAGATTCAAACGCTTTAACCACTCGCGTCTTTGTGGCAGCGTCGGTGTAGTCTAGAAAGTAATCTCCAAAACGTAAGAACGGGACGTAGCCCGGAGCTGAAGTTTCTTTAAGGAATCTTGCCTCTAGTTCCTTACGTTTCGTGCCGTCTTTAACTTGGTCAAGAACATATTTTTTGTATTGGTCGTACATGCGGCGGTAGTCTGCTCGTATATCTTTGTACATCTCTTGCACGTCGGGGTCTAAGTTACGCAAGCGCACCATCAGCTTGTTAAACTTAACTTTTTGTTGGGGAGATAACTCGTCTACTTTAAACTCTGGGTCTACTTTTACAAGATCAAAACCTTCCCGCCGCGCTTCAGACGCTATTTCCGCTAGTTTTGCTGTCTGTGCAGGTTTTTTCTTAGTTATCTTTTTAAATTTTATATAGTTAATTTGTACGGCTTTTCTTGCTTTCTCTGTTGCGCCTTGACGCTCAAGGATGGCGTCCCTTAATCTTTGCAGTGCAGGTATTTTATCGCCATACAGCTTAACTAAATCATTTAAGCGTAAAGCACGTAAAGCGTTGCTAAGGATTGTGCCGCCTTTAGTAGTACTACCCAACTTAGACAACGCATTTTGCAAGTCTTCTTTTTTGCTACCTGCTAATTTTTTGCCGCTATTCATTATGTTACCAATAGCCTTAACGCCCATCGCAGGCGTGCCAAGGAACAATTGGTCAGTAAGCGTAGGTTCTACACCTTGAGACACGTCAAGAAGTTTATCTATAAAGTCTAAACCCTTGTTGTATGCACTTTGTCCTTTCCCAAAGGTAAAAAACTTTAAAATAGCATCCAGTATATTTTTCCACATGCTCTCGCTTTTCGGAGCTTTTATGTTTTTGAGAAGCGCTTGGAATTCTGGATTACCTATTAGCTCGCCAACAAATTCTTGCAAATTTTGACCGCCGTAAGCATCGCCCATTTGCAGTTTTATGTCGGAAAAAAACTTAAAGAAATCTTTAGTAATTTGTAGGTCTGGATTGTTTACCGCTTGCGCTAACGCAGCATGCCCCATTTCATGCAAGATAGTATGTTCATTCATACCTAAAGTTGGGTCTAGCGTAATTACATCAGTTATAGGGTCATAAACTCCACTTGAACCCTCTGGAGTAGGACCAACAACAATGCGAGTCTGTAAGTTTTGCGTGGCTATTTTACGCAGTACGCGTTGTATTTCTGAGGGTTGTTTAGGGATTAATTTGTTAAGTACAGGTGCAAGCCGTCCACGCGCTGCGAGTTGTTTTAGTTCAGCATCAAATGCAACACCTTTGTACACGGGTGCCTTAAGTTGGGGCTTATTTAAATACTCACCCTGCACGTTTAGGGAACGGTTGTCCGCGTCGCTGTTAAACAAAGATGAATCCGCGCTAGTAGCTGCGGTAGCCAGCATGACAAGCTCGTCTTGAGTAATACTATTAGCCCATTGGGTTAACACTATTAGGTTACGGCCTTTTGCTGTGGCTCTAATCCACGCTTTTAACTTGGCTTTAATCCATGTAAGTAGTTGCCGCGCAAAGCTTGATTCAGGTGCCATTTCGACTAAATAACCTGCGGCTTCTTCGGTTACTAAGTTCGCCGGTGTGTCTTTTGGAACTCGATCAAAAGCAGCTATTACTGCCTTGTTTCCAGCTTTACGTGCCGCTTCGAGTCGAGTCAGTATGGCTTGGAACTCCGTATCACTTACTCCGAGTGACCTTAAATGGACACCTATCTCATGCAGCATAAGACCTTTAACGTTATGGTCTTTAGGTATATTGTCAGCTACAAAAACAACCTTCCCGTCCTCTACATAGGCGAGGATATTGCCGTCGTCGGAGAATAAAACATCTTTGGGGAAGCTTATGTCACCGCTGTTGCGGTAAATATCCTCTGCTGGTTCAAGAACGGGGAAGCTCATGACACCCGTGTTGTCGGCAATTTCCCCTGCTGTTTTAAGAACGGGGAAGCTTATGTCACCGCTGTTGTCGACAATATTGTTTGCTGTTTCAAGAACGGGGAAGCTTATGTCACCGCTGTTGCGGAAAATATTCCCTGCTGTTTTAAGGGCGGGGAAGCTCATGGCACCCTTGTTGCTGTAAATACCCCTTGCTGTTTTAAGGGCGGGGAAGCTCATGTCACCGCTGTTGTCGTAAATACTCTTTGCTGTTTTAAGGGCGGGGAAGCTCATGGCAACGGTGTTGTTGCTAATCTCGTCTGCTGTTTCAAGAACGGGGAAGCTCATGGCATCGCTGTTGTAGCTAATACGTTTTGCTGTTTTAAGGGCGGGGAAGCTCATGTCACTTTTGTTGTTGGCAATATCCCCTGCTGTTTTAAGAACGGGGAAGCTCATGGCATCGCTGTTGTGGGTAATACGTTCTGCTGTTTTAAGGGCGGGGAAGCTCATGGCAACGGTGTTGAAGGAAATATTCTCTGCTGTTTCAAGAACGGGGAAACTTATGTCACCGGTGTTGTTGTAAATATCCCCTGCTGTTTTAAGAACGGGGAAGCTTATGTCACCGCTGTTGTCGGAAATATCCCCTGCTGTTTCAAGAACGGGGAAGCTCATGGCATCGCTGTTCTCGGAAATAGCCCCTGCTGTTCCAAGAACGGGGAAGCTCATGTCACCGCTGTTGAGGAAAATATCCCCTGCTGTTTTAAGGGCGGGGAAGCTTATGTCACCGCTGTTGCTGTAAATACTCCTTGCTGTTTTAAGAACGGGGAAGCTCATGTCACTTTTGTTGTTGGCAATTTGCCCTGTTGTTTCAAGAACGGGGAAGCTCATGTCACCGTTGTTGTTGTTAATACGTTCTGCTGTTTTAAGAACGGGGAAGCTCATGGCACCGTCGTTGCTGTAAATATCCTCTGCTGTTTTAAGAACGGGGAAGCTCATGGCATCGCTGTTGTGGAAAATACGTCCAACGTAAACAAGCCGCTTAAACGTAAGAGCGTTGCGCAGATAGCCTAGGCTGTTCCTGACAACAAGAACCTGTTCAGCTTGGTCTTGGGTGAGGGCTTTCTCCCGGAATCCAACTGTAATATCAACATAATACCCCTTACTTTCATTCAGCCCCCTACGATTACTTTCACGTTGTAGTGCCGTATAAATACTTGGGGGAAACATTTCGCTGTCTTTCCCATAGCCATTTTCAGACTTTCTTCTAGCCTCCACATTAACAAACACATCAACATCAGACATTTTGTCTAAGTTGTGCATCACGCTTTTAATAAAGTCTTGGTCGCTTAAAAAATCTTCCCCGCCGGGAATTTTTCCGCTGCGCAATAAATCATCGGCAATATCTGTTTGCTCTGCGGTTAACCCCTGTCCGGGTAATGTGCCCCGAGGAGGTTCAGCCAGTTGATTTTGCCGATTAAGGCGGAACGCTATCTGCGGCTTCCCATCCTTGTAGTACACATAGAAATCACCCCCACTAAGATGTGATCTGGCTGTAGATACCGCTGTGCCTGTACACCACGGAGTACCGTAGGCAGCTTTGTTGAGTGCGACAGCATCACTTTCTTCATTTGATTGCTTGAACTTATGAAGCCCGTCAGACAGAAAGTCCTTAGCGGCTTTTGCCTTCTCTACCATGCTTTCATAGCTTTTAACTACAGCCGCCTTACCACTTATACCCCCGCGAAGGTTTTCAACAAGCAAAGCGGCGAATGCGCCATCAACAACGATAATAGGTGTTTGGTTGTCAGCAAGAATCTCAATGGCGCGATACTGTATCTTGCCATCTTTTGACTTGTCCCCTCGGATACCGTATTTACTTGCAAGCGCAATAGCCGTAGCAGCTTCGGAGGGATCGTAGTCACTATTATCTTTCAAATAAGAAGCCAATCCAGATAGTGCATCGGCACGTTCTTCATTAAGTTGCCGCGCCTCTTGCTCCTCATAGCTAGATATACTTCCATCTTTACGCAATGCGTAGATTGTTGTCGTTTCAACTGAAGCATTTGCGTGGGCCAGATTATCAGGATCGTAGGAAAGACCATCAGGCATTTTCAAAAGTCTGTCATGAATGACCCTGATATTAGCCGCTGTAGTAACAGGCAAAAACTTCTCAGGTGAACTTACTGCTTCATCAACAATCTCGGTTGCTACCTTGTTTGCATCAGCAAGCGTCCTATCTTTTGCTGCAATTCTTTCGACAAAATTATTGGCAAACAGCGCTAGACTTGTTCCCCTTTCGGATGTAAGTTTTTCTATATCCGCTTTGCTGAATTTTCTATCAGAAATACTATTTGGAATTTGGTCGCTGGTAATAATTCTAACCAACCCAGCGCTCTCAAGTGGCGCGTACACTCCCGGAAAAGCCTCTTGCATAGCAGCAAAAAGAGTTTTAACAGTGTGCGGATTTTTGACCTCCAGCGTTTCGCCTTCCTTACCCATCCGCGTACTGAGCACGGAGCGCTTAGCTCTGGACTTGGGGGGTGGAGTCGCAAGTGCAGCTTCTGTTTCTCCAGCTTTTGAGGGCGGTACAGGCGGAGCCATTTGCTTTATAAAAGCTTGAATGGCATTAACATTTTTTGCAGAAGTGCTGCGTTTTGCAAGTTCATCTAAATTTTGTATTGCTTGCTCACGTTGCTCAGGGATACTGAAATCAAGTCCTTCTATAGCTTTTTGTACCGCAAGATTATTAGGTAGTCCTTGAGCTTTAAGAAAAGCTGAGTTACCCACGAGAGGTATACTAGGTTGTTCCGGTAGCCCAGCAAATAAATTACCTCGTCCAGCATCACCTGTAACTTGAGTAGACGGGATAGCTTCTGGCAAATTTGATTCCAGTTGTTCAGCGTTGCTCATGCGCTTACTATCGGTCTTAAGTCTTGTGGCCTCTGCTTTTGCAGCAGCAGCTTCATCTTTGATTACTTGCCCCGCAGCTTTTGTATCAGCAGCAGCTTGCCTTCTGGCTGCTAGATCAGCAACTCTAGCAGCAGCAGCTTCATCTTTGATTACTTGCCCAGCAGCTTTTGCATCAGCAGCAGCTTGCCTTCTGGCTGCTAGATCAGCAACTCTAGCTTGCCTTTCAAGTGCGGGGGTAAGCTTTCCTTCTGGAGTTAGCATTGCAATTTGTTTTTTAATTAGAGCCGGTCCAGTTTTTGCTGCTTCTGTTTTAGCAGCTCTTACCTCGGCCCACACTTTAAGCAGTTCTTTTTGCACGTCAGTTCTAGAATTAAGGGCGGTTCTACGCTCAGCTTCTGCTAGGACTTGTTCACGAGTAAACTCGGCTATAGGAGTTTCAGGACGAGTGGTTTGCCCACGCGCTGTATTCCTGTCTAGGGCTACAAGTTCTTGATATTTACGGTCCAAAAGAAAAGTGCGGGCTTGCTCCTCAGTTTCTCCGGCATCTGTCCTAGTTTCCAATTCACTTATGTATGC